TAAAGAGTTTCTCGCAGACCAGAGCCGCGAACGACTTCAATCTCGCCCTCGTAGGCACCTGCTTCTTGGTTAAGATCGTCACTCCCCCACTGGAGGACGGCTTCACCGTTAGTCGCGGTGTCAGGGTTGATAAACAACGCTCGGCTAAACAACACATTTGCTTCGCCAGCGGCTCGGAAGTGCAGCGTCACAGTAGCGGATGTAAGATCGGTCAAAGCACCTGTATCGTCCTCAGTCAGCGTTAGCTTAATTTGAGGGCCGGTATCGCCTTGAACATATTTAAACGAAGTCGCCATTATCTCCTCCCACGAGCGGTCGCTCGGTCAAAGCCCACGCTGGCAATTCGCAAATTAACCCGACGTGTGTCACGGCCTTTTGCGTCATCCATGTGCTTGTAGAACTCGTTTTTGTAGTACATCGCCACCTCGGGGTTGGACCACTCTTTGCCGGGGATAATTGTTAGCCGCCAGATGGCACCACAAGCGATGGATCGCCCGTGCGTCTCAAAGATGAAGTCCTCAACACCCGTAGCGGCCAAAGACGGTTTCAGTACGCCTACCCCCTCGAACGTATATTTTCTGTCCGGTGTCGGGAAAAAACGTATCTGGTTGTCTTGGTAAATACTGAACGCCGTCGGTGCGGAGTTCTCTTTTGTGTTTGACAGCTGAAAGTGCCTGTCGGTTACGCGTTTTGTAGCTGAACCATCGACAAACAACGTCAAGATATTTTCTAAAACCGCGCCGGTAGGGACGTCGATTTCGTAGTCAGGAGTGTTCTTACTGGTGAAATCTGACTCGATGTCAAACCTCCACAGTTCGCTTCGGCCAATGTATTCAGCCGCTGCTTCTTGCAGATGTGTTTGTATAATAATTTCCGGACAACCCGGAACATGGGGTTGCACGTAAGGAAAGAAATTGTCCCACGTTTTTGCCATGCTACGTCACCGAACTTGCTGGATTGGGCGTTACCGCAGCGTCAACCTGCGTCTTCGTGCCAATAGCAGCGTTAAAGGTTTGAAATGCTGAAGCCGCACGTTGCTCGTTTGCGCCGTACTCTGCGTCTTTGGAGTATGCTCGGTACAAAACCCAGTCTGTAATCGGGCTAAGGTAGATGTCATCCAGTTTGATAACTTCAGTGCTACTACCGGCAGGGTCTAAGTCGGCTTCGGGTAGGGTGTGAGACCCCGGAGCGTCTACATAAATCATCTCTATCTCCGCTGTGTTTGTAGCAGGAGGGTAGACATAAAACTGTTTAGGGTGGCGGGGATCGTACGTGTAGTGCTGGATGTTATCGGTCTCTGTTTCAGCGTGCCAGCGGGGGCGCTGATCGTCCAAAACACTACGAGCAACAACACGAACAACTTTCTTGTTGGAGCTGCTTAACACGTTTCGAGTAATATCAAGAAGTCTAAGCGCAGAAGGAAAACCGCCAGACGAGGCCGTTATTTCCTGCTTGGTACCAGCGGTGCAAGTAAATGTAGCGCATACAGCATTCGCGTCAGGGCGCAGCAAGACAATACTCAGGTATGACTCATTGAGCCATTTCTGAAGTTCGACACGCGGCCAACGGACATTCGTATCCTGTAAAATTGCTTCGACGCGGGAGATAACGTCGATTACTTTTATGGTAGCCATCATTAACCCCTCTGTGGTTGTGAGAGGGGGATTGCGCCCCCTCCCGTTAGGTCAGTGATTAGCTGGCTGCGCCAACGATTGCGGTGCAGAGAGCTTCAGGCTTAACAACCTTGCGGCCATACACAGCTAGGCCACGAACGATGTCGCCAAAGTCAGTCTGGTTACGCAGTGGCTCAGTCTTGCTGATTTGAGAAGCGAAGGAACAAGCTGTGCTTGTACCGGCTACCATCATGCGGCGAGCTTTAGCGTTACTAACGGTTGCGCCGCCAGAAGTGGCAGACAAGCCGGGTACAAGCGCTTTAGCTGCTTGGCCTTTTGGCAGCAGGTTGGACACGTACACAGTGAAGCGGTCCAGCATACCGATTTTGCCGGTACGGATGGTGCTTGACTGATCGCCTGTAAAGTAGGCTTGAGCAATGTCTGTTTGCATCAGCAGCTGACGATCACGTGGTGAAATGATGAGCCAGCGGCCATCTTCCGGTACGTTTTGCTCGTCGAGCGCTGAAGACATCTGCAAGATTGTGTTCAAAATGTTTGCAGGAGTTGCCTGATCTACAGGAGCTACGTCAGTACCCAAGTTGTAAGCACCTGAGATAGCGCCAGCAGTCGCACCTTTGTTCAGCGCGGTAGCGCCTGTGGTTACGAACCAGTTGAAGAACGTCTCGTTTTCGATGTTGATCTTCAGCTGTTTAGCAGCGTCGTCAGTGAACATGTTCATCAAGTCCATGTCCGCTTGGTGCGCGAGTACATCGTTGACCTGTACGCTAAAGTATTTACCTTGGTCGATCTGCATGTCTTGGTAGATCGGTGCAGGAACTTCAGAAGTCAGGGTAGTACCAGCGCCAGCATAATCGTTGATTGTGATAGATGGTGCAGTACGGATACGAATTGTATCGCCTTGGTTTTTGATCTCGCCTTCCCAAGAAGTATTGGAAATTTCGGTCATCATAGTGTTCGCGTAGAACTTAGCGTTCAATTTTTGCGACCACAGTTGTGGAATGAAACCGCCTGAGTAAGACGGTGATGTGTCAAATGCGCCGGAACCGACGACGGGGAATACAGCAGCCATTTTGGCCTCCTATTAAGTTGGTTTAAGACTCAATAGCTGCTTACATGTTAACACGTAGAGTTAACCTCTAACGCGGCCTTCCATATACGCAGCTGTCAAGTCAGCTTCAAGTTTTTCCGCCTCCGCGTACTGCCCTCGCGTATTTAGTGTACGAACCTTCGTCCAAGCCTTATCCGCGTCTCGTGGCGAATAAATTTTAGAGTTCTGGGTTGTGCCCTGTGTACGCACAGAATTAGCAGAACGGTTTGGTGCAACCTGCTTTTCAAGTTCGGCTTGGTTAGGCTTAGCTTCGGTCGGTGCTGCTAACGTTTCTTTCCACAGGCTCACATAGTGAGATATGGCTTCTACGTCACCGGCATCAAACGCCTGCTGTGCTTGAACTCTGCGTGGGCCTCTAAGCATAGGATCATGCTCATTTAACCACGACACCCAACGTTCATCATTGTCGATCTGCGGGAAATCAGGCACGGCTTGGTTAAGCCTCTGACTAAATCCTACTTCTCCGACTTGGTTCCCCGTCTGCTGGAGTTTCTCCTCCAACTTCTGAATAACCGCGTCTTGTTGCTCTAGTCGGCCCTCGTAGTCTTGAGAGACTTCCCGCGCAACACGGCGCTGAACGTCAAGCAGTTCTTCACCAAATTCGGCTCGATCTGCGTCGGTTACTAAACTGACTTTCTCCTTCGGCTTTGTCGGTTCGACTTTAAGCGCCTTTAGCTCCTCTTGGAGCCGCTTTGTTGCCTCGGTCATTTCGCGCACCTGTTGGTGCAACCTTGGAACTTCGGCGTCGTACTTACCCGTAAGGGTTTTGTACTTTTGCTTAAAAGTCTCTTCCTCTACGTCCGTCGGTGACGTGTCAGCTGGCTTCGCTTCTACAAGTCCGGGTGATGCTTCAATCGTCGCTACTACTTCCGCTTCCGTATCCAACTCCTCGTGCTGAGGTTCTTGTTGGGCTTCTAACGCTTTTTCGTACGCTTCAATTTCGGCAATCTGTGCCTGTACTTGTTTTGGCAACGCCATATGGTTCTCCTCAAAGCACCAACTCTGTTACACAGCGCCCGTAGGTAGGCTGCTCCCGTCTCTGGTGTGCTTCATCGTGCTCTTACGAGCGGTTAAGTACCTTCGTCGCTTCTTCAATCGACGTCAGTAGGTCTTCAAATGCTTCCGCGCGTCCCTGCAACCGGTGGATCGACACCGTATCGGTTGCTTTCACTAAACGCTCTTTGGCTAACTCAGCTTCGGCCTCAAAAAGACTTAACAGAGCCGTTTCACCTGTCTCTTTAAGTCTCAGCAGTGCTTTTAGGTGCTGCGGGTCACAAAGATTCAAGTCAATCATGCCATAAATCTACTCGATATGTGTTTACGTGTCAACAGGTACAGCTACTGTCCGTTTGGGCGTGGACTCATAGTGTTGTCCTGTCGCCCACCCATAGGGGTACCGTCCTCTTGCAGTTGAGCGGCTTGCTGTTGTGCTTGCATTTCCTGCTGCATCATCATCTGCTGCTGTTGCTGCTGTTGAGCTAGGTCTTGCTGCTTCTGAACATCCTCTCGAGAAGGGACAAGCCTATCAATATTGGTGTTAAGATTACCCGCGACGTCTCTGAGTAGTTCAGCTGTACCCGGCAGGCCAACAATCTGCTGTGCAACCGGACTTTCCAACACAAGACGGAGGAAGTCAGTTTTACGGACAGCTTCAGCTTCTTTAACCACAAGCGACATCGCGCCCGTTGCAACAATCTGTACGTCGCCAATAAGGTCTGGGTCATCTGAGTATCTTAGGTTCCTCTGGTACTGACGTTCCAGCATGGGTCGCATCACGTCATGGTCAATATTGCTAATAACCTGTTTAATGCTCTTACCCGCGTTGGACATAAGCATAGACAGCCCCGAGGACGTACGCCCTGCGCCCGGAACGTGTTGCCCCGTCATGTAGCGCGGAATACCTGATACCTCGTCTGAGATCGCCATAAAGCGGTCGAAAACCGCCATAAGTTCTTGCGCGTTAGAGTTCGGCTGGAAGAAGCTCATAGGCGGCGTGCTGTCGTTAAAATCAGACTGTTTAAACTGCCAAATCTTCCAAGGGTACATCTGTGTGATGTCTTCCCCTGCTGGGAGACGACTAATATTAACGCCGACCTGCGGACCGCTGGAGATGCCCATATTGTTCGCTAACGCCCGAGCAGCAGCGTTGCACATATTCTGAGCGTCGATACACAGGTCGGCTACTCCGTTACCGTCGATGCGGCCCGGAACCTTTTCAAACGAGGTCAGGTAGTAAGGTTTGCGCCCTAGCGGGTCATAGTTAAGCACAGCCCGAACGACAATATTGTCGATCATCCATACTTCGCAAGGGTAAGACTTCTGAGGGTCTTCTACTTCTGACTCGTCGAGTCCCCACTCTAGCAATACGTCGCCGGGGATTGTATCCCACAGCTGTAGAGCAGCGACTAAATCTGTACTTGCTTCGTCGAAATCCTGACCCGTAACGTCTTCCATGAGGTCGTCGTTGTGGTCAAGCCAAGCGAACCCGCCTGAGCCAAAGTCAGTAAGAACAGAACGCACAGCGTCTTCGTCGTAGCCCTCAACGCCGAGCATGTTTTCAACGTCGTCGCGTGTTAGGTGGTGTAGCTCTGCAACGGGCATAGAGTGGATGTCATCACCCCACGGCATCCAGTAGAACTTAAACGGGTCAACCCGCTCCCACTCGTCGCGTAGTACCTCAACCACGCCCAAGCCGCCCTCAACGTACTTCATCGCCTTGCGTTTGCGAGGGATTGGTCCTTTGAGGATCGCGTAGGGAAACGTAGCTATATCATTCGTGAACTCGAACAGGGCTTTCGTGAAGCCGCCCTCGAGCATCTGGTCTTCCATTTTGGTCTCCATCCGCTCGACGCGCTTTTCAGCCTCGAACTTCATGGACCGCATGGCCGTATCTTTCATACCCGACGCAAGCTGCTTTAGCTCTGCCTCGTCTGGTGGTTGCCCGCCAGCATCGTAGTATTGCATCAGGTTCTGCTGCATAATGTTCTGCATCGCCTGTTTCATGTCAGGTGGAACGTCTGGGATAGGCGTCGCGTTAATAGCCCACGGCTTGTCGGAGCCAGTTCCTAGAAGTGTATCGCGCAACCATGCAGTAGCAGTCCGGCACTTAGAGCTAACGATGCCCATAAAAATCTCAGAACCGCCCTGTTCTTGGATTTCAGCAAGTTTTGCAGGCTCATATTCCATATTCCTCGCGCGAACGCACGTCGACAAGCGCTGCTCTAGCGTATCTTGGTGGTGGTCGCGCATAACTTCCCAGCGTTTGTGGACGTGAGAAGACAGCCCTTGAAGCATAGGGGTATTCTGTTTTGCATCAGAAGCACGCTGCGCCTGAGCTTCTAAGTCAGAAGCACGAGCAACAGGAATTAGGGCTGGGCCTAGCGCCATTATAAATCTCTCACCTGTGACGTCCTGCGTACGGTAGCACCTATGTGCTTACACGTCAACATATCAAGTCCAACCGCCGGAGGACACGCGTGTGACCTCTTTGCGCTGCGTTCCCCACGAGCTTGCCCCGAAGGTCTCACCGCCGTCGGCGTGTAGGCACATATACTGAAAGGCGTCGGCGACGTCCGACCACGGATGGGATTTTTCTGGTTTTTCATCACGTGCCCCTTTCGTATTTATTTTGTAACGATATTTCCCGGCCAACGCCTGCACCAACGACGACGCGCTCTGGGCATCGACGACGAAACTGTACTTCCCGTCGACCACACGGGTCAGGTATTTCTCCACCGCAGCGATACGCGCCGCGATTGAGTTGGTCCTCGCGGGCTTCACGACGAACCCCTCGTTCTTGTATATATCCGCCACAGTTCTCTCGTCCGTCTGGACACGCTGGAACGCGGCAGGGTCGATTATCACGAGCGCTCTACGCCCCGGAAATTTGTTACTTAACAGCGGCTTGAGCACCTCTCGCACAAACCTCAACGCGCCCATCCCGTCGGAGATCAAGCTGTCGTACACCACCAGTCTGCCGTCGTGCGTCACGGTGCCGATCACCGCCGCTGGGGTCAGCCCCGCGTCGATCCCTATGAGCAGCGGACTGTCAGAGAACATGGGAGTTAACGCTTCAGCGGAGGCGTGCGCCGAGCGGTCGAACGAACGGAACACAGGCTGTCCACTGAGCGACTTGCCGAACTCAGCGTGTATGTACACGTCGATCCAGTCGTCAGTTTTCCCTTGCGCTAGGTTGTCATAATAGTCGTCAGGTAAGAACCTCGTCCAGTCCGCCTCCGGTGCCAACCCGCTCGGCTGTATCGTCACGTGCACGTTGTCAGGCGGCTCATTGAGCAGCGTTTCCCAAAACGTATCCACATCAGGGGGGTTCGTCATCCCCCACAGGTGCATATTAGGCTTCCCATCGTCGGTAACGCACCCTACCCCGTTCATCATTTTGTCGGGATACCGCCCCACACGACCTTGAGCGGCGTTGTAAATATCGGGGTGAATCTCTCTAAATTCGTCAAATATGATGAAACTAGCCTGTAATGAGAGCAATCTGCGCACATCGTTGGCGTCATCTAGGCCGCGAAACAGCACTTCGCACTCAATATCACCCACTTTTAGGACGAATTTGTACTCAGTTTTGAGGAAAGAACCCATAACCCCATCAGGAATCCACTTCAAAAAGTCAGGAATCGACGTATCTCGGAGCTGTTCTCGCGTGTTTCGCACCCAAATGGTCCTAGAACGCCTAATTCCGTCCTTACACGGGGCCATTCTAGCCGCATGGTGCAGGATTTTCATGATACCAGCCGTGGTTTTAGTCGATCCAACCGGTCCTACCGCTAAGGATATGAACTTTTCGGAGTAAAAGAAGTCATCTAGGCTCTCGATGACCTCAAAATCTATCTCATGTATCATCTACTACCGTTTGACCTTCGATGGTGATGGCATCGGAATGATCTTTGGCGCGTGTAATGTTGATGACCACTTGAGGGCCAGCTCCACCAGCGTCCAACTTGGTATCCGGCTCCAACCTACCCATCTTATTGAGCATTTTCTGGAACTCTATCCGGGCCGTCGGGTTAATTGTGGGATTTTGCATATGTCGAAACAAGTTATCTAGGTTCACTGCACCAAGCATCCGCGCAACAGTTTCCATTCTGCTCGGATCATCTTCGATCTCAAGCATTTGGGCTGGCGACAAAATTGGTTGGTCGACCTTTGACGGGTCTATTGCTCTGTACAGCTCTTTACTCATGCACACACGTTAACACGTTAGGTTTTTTCGGTCAATAACCGGGTGATTTAGAA